GAATCTGCTTCCCATTTAGTACCAGCTGTATAACGAGAAAAAGTATCTATCTTATGCTCATCAGGATGAGCTAATAAAGTTATCGCATCTCCATATGCGTTTCCTTTAAAAGTACCATGCCATCCATTTAAGTAAGTTGTACCACCTAGTACTTCCATGTCATGTTGAATGGATCTATTTAATATAAGATTATTGCCACTATGACCAACAACTTTATAATAACCCTGTCCACCAAAATCAGCACCCCCGTTCAATTGACTTCCCATACTAAATTCTAAATCTGCACCAACTGGAAAAGAAGCAGTTAAATCAACAGCGGCACCAGCTGATGCTCCTGAAATGCCCCTAGCTCCTAGGACTACATCATCTATTCCTCCTATCATATAGAACCCACGTTCACTTCCACCTGCTCCAGAAGGTGTACCATCTGCAGCTTCAAATGCAACAGTAACTCCATCTCTAATTCTATCAGTCTCAAAATATCCTAAACCATAATTAGGTTCTAAGTGATCTATATGACTTGTACTATAAGTACCAGTACCCAATCTTCCATTTATACTTATGTCAAATGTAGGAGTAAGGCAACCGAACTTATTAAACATAAAATTCTGAACATCTGCTACTTCATTATTTTTAATATCAGATTCATCTTGTAGTGTATTTAAACCGCCACTAAAGTCTCTTAATTGGTATACTTGTTTAGGCACTAATTATTTTACCTCCATAAGCAGTAACTCCATCAACTATATCAAGAACAACAATGTTAAAATTGTTATTAGTGAATATATCTATAATACCAACATTGTGACTCCAGTTTGTAGGTCTTCCTTTTAAAAAATCTTTTTCCATTTTACTTAAGCATCCCATTGAATACGCCATGTGTGCTCCATCAATGTGTTGCACGGTTGATTTTTGACTGTCATGAGTGTGCCCGTAGATAATGTTACATCCCATTTGCAAGGCGTGAGTTCTGGCATGATGTACTCCACTATAGTGACCTCCGTGATAGACGTACAACTTGCTTCCAAGGAGTTTAAATACTTTACCATACTTATGCCATTCATACCCTCGTTCCTTTATTTTAAAAGCTTCATAGGAAGAAAGATGAGACATGAAAGGATTCTCTTCCACGAAATTGTCAAACCAAAGTTCGTGATTACCTTGTGCCATAATTTTCTTTTTACACTTAACATCTTTTAAAACCTTATCTATTCTATCTAAACCAGAGTTAACATAATTTACTTCTTCCCAAATATCAGGAAGTTGATATTCAAGAGGTGGTCGTTTCCTCTTTTTCCATTTCCAATGAGAGACACTTTCACCTTCTACAAAATCTCCAAGACATAAAAAAGCATTAGGCTTTACTTCTTTTATTACATTTAAAGCACAAGAAAAAGCTTTTTCGTCTTCTTTTGGAAAGTGAATATCTGGGAAAACCACTACCTGATGTTTGATCTTCAAACGTAACTCCTATTATCATTATTATTCTTTTATTTCAACATGAACTAAATCATCAAAACTATTATCTGTTATATCGCCATCGTTATCCCAATCTCCACCCCAACGGATATTGACACCAAGCTGCTGTCCTATTCCACGTATCATTCCACCCATATAATGAAAGCCTTCACGATTTTCCCAATCAATTGGATAAGGGGAAAGATCTACAGCCTTACCCTCCATATGCTTAGAGTATTTGACTTTAGTAGCTCCTTTTGCTAGAAGCTCTTTCTGTCTTTTCTCACTTCGCAATCCTTCAATTATAGTTACATCCATAATTTTTATAAGCTCATTTAGAACATTTATTAATCTAACATCTACACCTTTTAGACGTTCTCTAGATCTTTTCCCAAATTTATACATTCTAAAATTTCCACACTAGCTTAACGAGAGCCATAATAACATCCATACACTCTTTAGCCAATTGCTCTCTTTCTTTCTCTGAGATTTTTCCATCCTTAGACGCATCTTTATATTTCTGAGCCACATCCTTTAACTCCTTTACTACGATACGGTACTTTTGAGCAACCATTGTGCCCATAATCGTAAATACCAAAACCATAGCATATGCAAAATTAGTCCAGTTCATCCAATCCATTTGTTACTCCAACTTATTATTAAGGTTACTATTGCCATACCACCTAGCATATAATTACGCCAGTTCTCTAAAGATCTAGTCCTGTTATTTAAAGCCTTTAATTGATCTTTAATATCAGGAAGTTCTCTATTAAGTATAGTCTCAATTCTTATAAGTCTATCTTTTAGATCTGCTCTATAAACGTCTGTTGATTCATAGTCCATTATCTATTACTATTGCCTCCATTGATTCTACCAGACATGTAAGATACTTTATCTGATAGCTCATTTAATTCTTTAGTTATATCTTCCCTATGTCTAAGAGATGTATCGTCTGATTTATTCCATCTATCTAACATTTTTAAAACAATTCCTTCTAAGTTTTCTAATGTTTCAGATTGTCCTTTATTTTCTATTTGTAAGTCTTGAATAGCCTTACCTTGATCCTCTGCTCTCTTAGCGTTCTGATATACCATAAAGACAAACATTGCCCCAACTACACCAATCATTCCTGCTTCGGAATAAACTGCTAAAAATTGTTCCATTAATTCTTACCATTACCTCTTATTATAGATTCTACCTTTGCACAAACTTCCATAAAGCCAATTACTTTAACTTCTTCTTTTTTCGCCAACTTAACGGATTTAGGTTTAAGTCTATTTTCTTTTGGTACCATTCTAGTTCTTCCTCCATTTTTTCATATCTAATACGTTCTTCAGATATATGTTTTGAAATAAGCTCGGATATTTGATCATTAGCTTCAGCCACGCTTTGTTCCAATATTGTGATCCTATTTTCAATATGCCAAGCTCCGTAAATAATCCCACCAACAAATACCAAGAGCTGACCAAGCCACTTAATATTAATATTGAGGGCGAGATTGTCATCAATGACATCGCCTCGTATGCTTCTAGCGGTTTTAGGCTTTCCATCTATAGACCCATTAGCCATCTAATCACCATAGTAAAAGCGAATACAAATCCTACAACACCTAACCAAAAGTATATTTCCTTATCTTCGTACACTTTTTATATCCTCATATTTATGATGATAGTAACACCAGTTAGTACCTTCATATAAATCAGTATACCAATGTACTACAGAATCTTGATCTACAATTTCACTAAAGATAGTAGAATAATGCGTAGAGTCTGGAGCAACTTGGTTTCCCAATAAAGATGAATTAGAGCAGCTAATAAAGAATGTAGCTATTACCATAGATAATAAGAATACAATATATGTACAAATGTAAAACTTTATATCGCTTTTTGGATTACTAAACATCTTCTTTAATTAACTCTTCCTTTTCAATGTCTTCTTTTAATGCGTCTAAGAAAGCCTGCTTCCCAAAACGCAACTGAGTAAGATTGAACTCTGAACTATTTATCTTTCTGTCTAAATCAGATATATGATTAATCATTGTTTTCTGATTATCACTTAGTTCTGATTCTTTGAATACTTTTCCAAAGATAGTTATTGTTTTGTCTTCAGGCTGTTCTTTTTGTTTTTTAGCCATTATTAACTCCTATTTGTTATTAGTTATATTTATTTTTAGGCATTAACCTTCTAAAGCCTCTACTCTCTTAGTCAAAGCATCTACTTGTGCAGATAATTCTTTAATCGCTGAAACATACATCGTATCTTTTTCAGTAATTTTTGAAATATAGTATTCATCACCATCGCTTTTTATAGTATCATAAAAATCATCTTCAGAAGTTGCAGTTTCTTTTCTAGTATAAAATGAATCAACTTTTTCTACTTCTTGAGCGATAAACCCTCTCTGAGTTCCCTCTCTTAATTTTGTTGCAACTTTATGCTCAAAGGTTACGGGGCGAAGAGCGTTTACTACAGCAAGACCACCACTATAATCTTTAATATTTTTCTTAAATCTCTCATCTGATATTGAACCTATTGCAGTATCAGTTCCAGTTAAGTCTCCATTACCTGCGATTCTGAAATGAGCAGTTAAGCTATTTCCTGAATTTGTGCTAAAAGTTAAATCACCCGATAATGGTGTCTCACCTCCACTTATATCATTTTTAACTGTTGATAAAACAGTGGCTAGTGTATTTGAAGAACCATACCCAACTGAAGCCGTACTGCCAACTTGAAATATATATCCATTTACTTGATTTAGAACTTCACCACATCTTGTTGCTATATAACAACTGCCATCATCTGCTTGACCAAATACTGCGGCAGTTTCAGTTGTATCAGCATGAACATCAATAGCCACCACGGGAGAAGAAGTTCCTATTCCGGTATTACCAGCATCATCAATGGTTAAATATTGAGTCATACTACCACTTGAGTTTCTTATTTTTATAGCAAACTCGCCTTGATTCGCACCTCTTGATGTTCCAAGCAAATCAACTAAATTCTTTTCAGCTCCAGCAGAATCCTTACCTCCCAATCTTATAACTGCCCCACTTGATCCAGCCGAATATGTTTGAGAATCATATAAGTTTAATACAAATGCAGATGATTCACTTCTAAGATTCCCACCGCTTGTATGTAATAAATAGCTTGCATTTGGCTGACCACCTATGCCTACTTTATCTGTATTTAAATACAAACTTGATGCAGTACCATCTCCATCAACTACTTGAATAGCATTACTGCCATCACCTGCCACAAGGCTATCTGTGTTCCCACTTAATTTTAAAAGTGATGTATAACTACTTGCTATAGTTGCTCCTGTTAAACTTGCCATATTAATTCTCCTAAATTATATCTTCCCATTTACGGGATTCGTTTTGCCAAGTATCTGATATGCTATTCCATAAGTCTCTGACTTTAGCAGAAACAGATGACATAGCTGTTGTAATACTTGCTATATTTGCTGAAATACCTAATCTCATTGTTAGCCTATATAAGCTACTAACATACCAGATGTAATGTCAATTTCAGTCCATCTACCGAAAATAGTAGCACCTTGTGGGAATGTATTGCTTGCATCTACAATTGCTCCCAATTCACCTTCAGTTGTGGTTGCATTTCCATCGGATTTACTATGAGCTGCCGCTTCTGTATTTATATACAAAGCTGAATTTTCAGCTTTTAGACCCTCAGTACCGCCACCAGTAGAATCAAATATAGTATCTTCTAAAAATGTAATAGCAACAAATACGCTATCTGTTGGGGGTTTTACAGCACTTGAGGTGCTTGCATCCATAAAAACAGAACCTACTTGACCAAAGCCAATGTTCCCTGTTTCTACTACCGAATATTTTTGTTTTCCTCCAGCCATCTTGTTTCTCCTTTCTATGCCTTACCGAGCTTGACTATTCTCATGGGCATCTTGGTTAATTAAATATTAAGATTGATCATCTAAAACTGCATATATCTGAACTTTAATATCATTAGCAGCTGCTTCTCCTTCTAAATCAGCTGTATCAGCTGTCCCTGCAAATCTTCCCCACCAAACATCTCCGGGTTCTAAAACTAGATTACCCGTAGCGTTATCAGCGTTTACTCCATGAGTAAAATTTATAAATAAATTATCTGTTGATACGGTTGTCCCATCGCTTCTAAAACCAGAATGTTTAATTACGATAAATTCTAACATATCACCAGCAACTGTTCTTGTTGGTACTGTATGCCCAGCTGAACCAGATGTACCCAAATAACCAACATCCGCTGGTATTAAGACTTCATTTGAGGTGTCTATATCATTTACATAATAAATCCATTTACAATCATCTCCAGCCATATCATTTAAATCGTATTCTATTGTGCCACCAACTGCTACTTTCATATCATCAGGTAAAACTGATGCTGATATACTTAATGTTGCTTTATTTGCTGCCATAACTAAGCTCCTTGTTTCTGTGGCATACTACCACTTATTAATAGTTGTAAGCCTTGTGCATACTCGGCTTTTAATTGTTGATACTGACCTTGCTTCCATTGATAGTCAGTAGAATGCTTTTGCATTTTAGCTGCATAGTTTTGAACATCTGCACTATACTTTTGTATAGTAGCTGATACTTCAGCTTGATAATCTTGAACTTCAGATGAATATTTTGAAATATTAGATCTATATTCTTCTACATCCTTTTGGTAGTTTTGCGTAGCGTTTTGTAAATCTATTCTAACTTGCTTATCTAAATTTGATTTTCTTGTTGTAAACTCTTGTTGTGCATTTTGAATAGCAACTTGAGTGTCTTTATTAAAATTTTGAATCTTTCTTTGTATGTCTTGTTGATAAACAACATTCTCTTCATTAAATGAGTTTAAGGCATTCTGCATATCGCTACTATATTTCTGTAAGTCTGTTTGTCTTTCAGCTTGCCATACTTTTAAATCAGCTTCTAAATTTTGCTGATATTCTTGTAATTGCTTAGACACTTCTTTTTGATAAGCATCTAATTCTCCATTATACTTTTGTAATTTATTATTGTTATCAGCAATAAGCCTTTCCATTTGCTTAGATTTATTAGTTAACTCAAGTACCTGATCTTGTGCTTTATTAAACTTATCCATATCAGTTGTTTGCTGTGCTTCTTGCTGTGCATCTCTAGCATCTAACTGTGCTTGATTTATTTCTTTTTGCAAATCTGAATTATGCTTAGCCAACTCAGCCTGTACATTAGCTTGGTATTTTACATTTTCTTTATTGAATACATTTTGTGCATTCTGTATTTTAGAATTATACTCAGATATTTGAGAATTAATTTCTTGTATTTTTGAAGCTGCAAGTTCTACATCCTCATCTGTGGATATAAAAGTATCTACTGTAGAAAATGAAGGAGCTATTACAGGTTCAATATACGTTGGAACATCTCCACTTATATCTGCTTTACTAACAGAAGATACCGTTATAGCACCTACAGAACTAGCCGATGCATCTGAATTTGAAGCATCTGAATATAATATTGTATTTATAGTTGGTACGCTAGGTATAGTTACAGATATTGTTAAGTCAGATATAGTAGGGGCTGCTTGAAGTGCTAAAATTGGTTGTATATAACTAGGAGCTGACTCTGTTAAAGATGCCATATCGCTAATTTCTATAATAGGCTGAACAATATCAGAAACACTTACATCTGTATATGTAAAGCTTGGAGCACTAGGAGCTGAAGGCGAAACTGGTAAAGAAACGCTACTTATATCAGCTGGTAAACTATCTGATTTATCAGCCATTAATCTTTGTAAGCATTTTATAGCAGCACCTAGAACAAGTATCTGCTCTGCTTGAGCAGGAAAATTAGCTACTGTAGAATGTGAATAAACTAATTGAGTAGAACCATCGCTAGTTAATGTTAATGGAATATAATGTGCATCACCAGATGTTTCCGAACTAGCTCCTGCTCCAATGACATAAACCTTTTCACCTTCTATATAATATACTGGTGTACTTAATGATGAAAAATATATACTTCCACTATCAACATACCTAGCTCTATCAAAAGCTGATACTTCTTTTGCCATTACATTCGATTTTTCAACAGCTAATAGCTTAAAACTAGATATGTCTAAACCGCTAGATGTTATACTAGATGTTTTAGCATAGCTAATTAAATTAGTTGCTGGTATAGCGTTTATTATATCATTGCCTGTATCTTGCAACGATTGAGATATTAGAGTATCGTCTCCAACGCTTCCAATTAAATCTTCTATTCTTATTTTATAACTCATTATAATTCTGTATATGTTGTTGAAACCGAAGATCCCAAATCTGTAAAAGTAACAGAAGAAGCAGCTCCTTTTGATAAAGCAGCAGCTCTGACATCAGAATAACTTCTAGCTAATCCTGAAAATTCAGTCCAAGTTCTTGAAAGACTTGAAGCCTCAGTTAAAGAAATTGACGTATCCCAAGTAGGAGGATATGATGAAGATGTCATAGAATCCCAAGTATTAGTCATATCTTCCCAATAAGATGTTCCTGTAAATACTTCTTTCATTAATAATCGTACTGTTTAATATGATAGGAAGATCCATCCCTATCTTGATTAGCGTATTTTTTCCCTTCTCTAATAGCCTCTGCCCATTTAGAATCAAAATATTGAGCAGCTGAAATAGTATTAGGACTTAATTCATAACCCCTAGCTATAGCATAACTGGCTAAAGCATCATGAAATTCATCTGGTATAGCAGAAGATTCAGTTAAATCAATACCAGTTCCAGAAGCAACAAAATTTTCATCGTGCTTAATTGCGTGTATAGTTACAGTCTTAACTTCATTTACTGATATATAATCAGCACTAGCATCTGTATCTGACCTCATTGCAAGACCAATGGAGTCTCTTTCTGTCCACCATACTTTTTTTAAAGCTGCTGTTCTTTGATCAACTGACATCTGTTTTCTCTATTCTACCTACTAAACGAGGTATTTGATAACCGTCATAATCTACGCTTTTTATCTCTATAATGTCATCACTAAGTTCATAAAATCTTTGATCTGCAACTGTGTCAAAATTATACATAGTCTCTAACATTTTTGTTTTACGACAAAACTCATCTAGTGCTTTATTTAAAAATATACGTATTTGAGTCTCTCCTAAGTTAGGATGATGTTGTCTTACTGTTTCTATTAATTGTTTTTGTGTCATAGTATTCTCAATGTCAGGGGAGCATTACACTCCCCCAACACGTTTTGTTTAGTTATCGAAGGTTATCCCAGCATAGTTCTGAACAAACGCTTCTACATACCAACCTGTTCCATCAGAAATTAATCTGACCCTATCTCCCTTAAGAGAAGCCGAAGAAAAGGTTATCTTTGTATTAGCAGAAGCTCCTACATCAGCATCTGTTGCAGCATTTTCTCCCTGAGTAGAACCATAAACGGCTCCATAAAAATCCTCAGAAGCTGCAGCCTGTATAATCGTACATACCGCAGTATCGTAATCAGCAGACTGAATAATCTGAAATTCTAAACCTAAAGCTGCTGAAGGGAGAGTAATATCTACTCCATTTGCACCCATAAGTATAGTTTTTCCAGAATCAGCAGAAACTAATGTTGCATCAGCACTAACTGTTTTAATACCTGCACTTGAACCACCTAAATAAGGTCTAGCCATAATTAGCCTCCTTACGCTGTGATTTTAAACAGATGATGACTTTCAATTAGCTGTATACCAACACCTTCATCAGACATATATTGATCTTTAACACCGTCAAAGGCATTATCAGTCTTAATGTTTGTCTGATACATAGATGGGCGATAAACTGCATGAAACAGATTCTCATCAGATACTACAGCCATGTACTTGTTGTACGGTCCTCTTAGAGCTGGAGTTGGAATCAACTGCAACATTCCGTGAGGTGTTTCAAGTACCCTGTAGTTAAAACCAAGAGAATCACGCTTCATATCTCCAAGAGAAACTGTCCAACCTGAGTTGCCAGCTATTCCTGAAGAACCAGCCATTTTTGACCAGTAGCCTAAAGCACCTGCTCCAACGAAAGCACGTTTTAAACCAGATTCAGGTACATACTGGAATACTTTCTCCATATCATCTACGAAGTTTGAGTATCCATATGAACTGTCAACTGTAAAAACATTCTGTGCATCATGAGTAGATGTAGATTCGCCATAGCTTTCTAAAGCAGATATAATCCCGTAAGTAGTTCTTACAAGGTTTCCATCTGAGTCTACGTTTCCACCATCAGCAAATGTTTCATCATTGTTAGTGTCGTTGTTTCCAGCAGCATAAGACGCTTCTTGAAGACCGGTTCCACCAAAACGCTTACCAAAAAGAAAAGCTTTTTCTTTTTGCATTTTGTGTTCTTGAGCTTTCAATCTACGTAGTCTTGCAAGCTCAGAAGAGTCTCCACGAAGAACAGCTGCTTCTAGCGTTCCTGTTACCTGTAGAGGTGTTTTAAAGATCTGAGTTGCATTATAGACCACTTGTAGTTCATCAGACCATGCATCAGGAGAAGAAGAACCCTCACCTTGTGCATTACCGATAACCAAGAATATGTCATCATCTGCTAAAGCAATATCATTTCCAGTTGAAGTCCATAAGCCAGTAATAACAATTACTGTTGAACTTGTAACTGACTGAACTCTAACAACGCCTTTTTTAGATCCGTATCCATCTGTCCATACTTCTGCAATAATACCTTTTAAACTATCATCAATACTGATATTTATTGGAGTATCAACTGTAACTGTTGTTGTAGTTGTTCCATCTGAATCAATATTGTCGGTATCGCTATTGCATAACCATGTTTGTTTTACCCAAGGATTACGATGTTCAAACATCTTAAAAACTGGGTCTGGGACATTTCGCATTTCCTGATTACTAATCATTGTAGTAAAAGGTGCAACGTCTGTCCATAGCTCCTTAGTGACCTGCGGATCTACGTAAAAATTCCGTCTATCCGTATAAAGTACACCAGAAGCTTTTAGTAGCTTTTCTGTAGCTGCCATTTTAACTCCTATTTGTTTTTAGTTTACTTTATAACAATTACTTACCAAAGAATGCATCATTAAACAACTGCTCATCAGATCTAGGTTGTTCAGCTTTTCCTGTCTGCACTGCTGCAGTTCTAGGAACAGCTAAACGCTGTGATTGATTTTGCATCTCTTGTGTTTTCTGTTGCACTACTGGGTTAGTATTTGTTCTCAATTCAAACAACTTTGCTAAATTATCAAGAGTGAGATTGTCAGGTTGTTGCGACCAAGATACAAATTCAGCAGCTTTCTGCTGATCCCAGCCAAAATTATTAACAGCATGACTCATCGCTTGTCGTTGAACCATTTGATTTTGCTGTTGATGCATTTGCTGTTGATATGCTTTTTGCATTTCCTCTTCTCTTACCTGATCTTTTTTTTGTAAAAATCCCAAGTAATTATCTCTATACTCTTCTTTAGCTAAACGATACTTAAATGAATCACTCTCTGGATCATTATAAGCATCTACCTCATTGTATGAATGCGGTCTGTCAGGCGCTGATGGCTCCTTCAACGAAGGCTCTTGAAGTCCCTGAGGGTGTCCTTGAGCTTGTCCGTTGGAGGGTGACTGTTGCAATTGGTCAAGAACCTGTGGATTATCACGAATCATTTGCTCAACTGGAGCTAATGAATTTTTATAGTAATCCAATTCTTGTCGAATTGTATTTATTTCACCCTTGGCTTTATCAGCTTGTGATTGCCAATATTCAAAACGAGTTGAGTCGTCTTTAGAGGAAGGTTCTGTTGTTGATTGTT